TTTGGCTTATCTATCGGGTTGTAACCCCCTGCAACCCCCTGCACGCATGGGGTCGTGTTTCGGGGTCGCCGTGCAGGGGGTTCGGCGCGTGTTTGGCGCACTATTCGACGACCATCTGCGGCGCTATTTGGATGCGTTCTAGCGTGTATCCTGCGCCCGAGGTTCCGGTGTTTCCGGTGTAGACGAATCGCCAGCCGATCGACTCGATGTCGTGCGCTCGGCTGCGTCGTAGTCGTCCGGCTTTGTCGCTTCCGAATCCGACCATCTTGCAGATCTGGTTCCATGATGTCTGCCCCTGGTCGGCGGCTGATAGTCGTTCCCATTCGAGGATGACGAGCTCGATGTCCGGGTCGATCGGGACGGGTGTCGTGTCGGGTTCGAGCGTGCCGGAGCCGGTGCCGTCTTGCGGTACGAAGACTGCTTTCCACACGTCGGGATGCTCGTCGTCTTTGACCTTCTCGGTCGCGCAGCTGACGATACGCTCGTCGTCTTGGCTGACCTTCATGATCCAGTCTGCCGCGTCACCGATGACGGTTGAGCCGCGTTCGTGTCCTGCGTTCCATCCTGCGTGGTGGATCGGCACGACTGCACAGCCGTAGCGTTCGCGGAGGCTGTCGACGATGCCGATGTATTTCGTCATGTCTTGCGAGCTGTTCTCATCCAGACCCGAGGCGCTACGCGCAAGGGTGTCGATCACCAGCAGCGATGGCGCCGAGGGTAGTTGATCGATTGCTAGGCATAGTTCAGCTAGGGCGATAGGATCGTTGAGCGGGACGCTGCTGGGTAGTGCGTGGAAGCCGGGGATTGTGCTGACTAGGCGTGCTTGTTTCCATGCGTTGATGCGTTTGCGGAGGCTGGCTGCGCCTTCGCTCATGATGTAGGCGACGGTGCTGCCGGCGGCGTGGGTGGCTAGCCCGTGATAGTGGCGCCCGGTTGTGATTGATAGGGCGAGGTCTAGCGCGTCAAAGGTTTTGCCGGACCCACGCCTACCGTAGATCAAGCCGTAGCCGCCTAGTGGTAGCACCTTGTCTACTAGGTACGCGACGGGTGGGAGGTTCTCGATCTGGGTCTCGTTGAGGAACGTGTAGCGCCGCTCGGTTGTCTCGGCGCGTTCCGTGATGAGATCGCCGAGGTACACGCTTGGCATGTATTCGGGGACGTCGGTAGGCTGGAGCTTCCCGATGCTGCGAGCGATCGCAGACACCTCGGCGACGGGGAGTGGCGGCTTGTTCTTCAGCGCGTTCTCTGCGAGCAGCGCGGCTTCGATTGCCGTGACACTCATGCCGCGCCTTCGCATCGATCCCGCCAGGCTCGCTAGCAGATTGTTCCTGCCGCCTTTTGTTTCGACGTGATCGTCTTCGAGGATCGGCGCGGGTGCTTTGCGTCTGCCGGTCAGGTATTCGTGGAGCCATGCCGTGACGGGTGGCGCGGAGGTGGCGTCGGTTCCCTGTATCCACTTGTACGTCGTGCCGTTCTTGTGCCTGCTCGGTGGCGCGACGATGTATGAGACACCACCTCGGATGTCGATGCCCGAGTCTTCGCCGGTGCCGACCGATGGTGCGTACGATCCCGACGGGTCGTCAAAGTGGACATGCCAGCCGTTGCCGGTCTTGGCGATCGGTGCCGTCATCATCGCCGTATGCGTATCTAGGTCGCAGATGTCTTTGAGGTGATCCTTCGCTGCCAGCGAGTCGAGGTCAACGATGACGCGACGCGATGCTCCGGCGACTAGACCGATGTTCGCTTCGGGCGTGTCTTCCCATTGGGCGGCGACGAGCTCGGCGTCCAGCATCGGATTAGATGCGCCATGCTCGCCGAGCGGGTGCTTGCCTTCCGACTCGCAGTCGACGCGTCCGCAACTGCACTTGCCTTCGTCTTTGATCCAATGGAGAGGGATGACGCCATAGCCTAAGCTGGCGTATTTGGCGGCCGCGGTCCGTAGGCTAGGTTGCATCGGTGGTGGTCTCGGTTGCGAATAGGTTCTGTTGCGCCAGACGATCCCGAATGATCTGAAGGTACTCTGGCTCGCGTTCGATCAGGATGCAGCGCACGTTCTCCGCGCGTGCCGCGAGTCCTGTGCTGCCTGACCCGCCGAATGGGTCGAGGATGATGCCGCCGGGTGGTGTGACCAGGCGGATTAGCCAGCGCATCAGGTCGGTTGGCTTCACGGTTGGGTGTGTGTTGTCGGCTAGGCCGCCTACGTTGCGGTCTTGGCGGGATGCTTTTGCGGTGTAGAAGAATCGGGACGCGCCGCCACCTGGATCTGCTGGCCATGTTCCAACGGCGTCGGGTGACGATCCAGCGAACGCGCCGAGCGCGCCCTTGTTGCCGCCTTTGATTGCCGTCCTTTGGTCTTTCGGTTGCGCCACTCCGCTTTGCTGGTCCAGCATGGCGGCGGCGGTTGCGTCTAGGGCTATATTCGCAGGCCAACGACCGTTTGCGGTTGTTGGTTCTGCGTCATCTCGCCACCCATCGCCCATTGATCTGCGTGGTGCGGTTGATCCCGGCTGGTTGATCCGAACGTCGCTCCCAATCCTGCAAGCGTCAATGTTCAGCGCGCCCGTGCCATGCTCCAGCACGTTCGCCGCTACCGTCCCGATCAGCGGACGACGCGCCACGACAACAGGCTCGAAGGCTGGCTTGAGGGCGGTTCCCCAGCCCTGCCACTTCGAGGCTTCGGGGGTGGCGGGGGCGGTGATGTTTCCGCCGGCAATTCCAAGTCGCTCGCCACCCAATCCGCCCATGTGTGCTTCGTACTTTCCGAGAACTTCACGACTCGCCATGTTCTTACTCTCGACGCTGCGCTTGTCGCACTCTCCTTCGACCCACGCTGGGATCTCGGCGACGAGGTGGCGGATCGCTTCAATATGCTCGCGCGTCATGATTGCTGGCTGACTCGCATCGGTGACGTAGTGGCCTCCCATGTTCGTGCCGGTCGCGTTGTCGATCTGCTTTGCGGTTAGTCCGGTACTGCGTACCCATTCGGTGAACCGATAGCGTCGCGCCTGCTGCTCATCGCTCGCGTCTGTCTTGTCAATCGCTTTGCTGACGTCGAGCGACTTCGGGAAGCCCGAGCCGTACATCCACGCGATGCAGTCGCGAATCTCGAAGCCTGCGTCCTCCACGCCCGACGCCATCCGGTGATACGTGCGCGTTCCGGCGAAGGCTAGGAGATGACCACCCGGCTTCAGGATGCGGAACGCTTCCACAGCCCACGCCTCGGTCCACGTTTGGAAGCCGAGCGGCGTACCAAAGCCGTCCCAGCCTTTGCCCATGAACTCTAGACCGTAAGGCGGGTCCGTCACGATCGCGTCGACCGACGAACCCGGCATCCGCTTCATGACTTCAACGCAGTCGCCGGCGTATAGGATCACGTCAGCGTCGTCGAGGAATGGGGTCAGGATGTCAGGCTTCATCGCTAGCCAGCGCTTCCTGGGCGATCTTGACGAGCTGCTCAAACTTCTGGTGCCGGTAGGCGCGTGGCGTGTGTTTGTATCGTGCGATCTGCTCTAGGGCTGCCCGATAGGCGGCGTGTTCGTCGGAGATGTCGCGCGTCATAGCGTCACCGAGGGCGCGTCGTCGGACAGTTCGGCGTCGAGCCAGACGAGCAGCATCGCTTGGTAGACGATCAGGTCGTGGAGTTCCTCTGCGGCTTCGAGTATGAAGCGGTGCGGATCGTTCCACTTCAGCCATTCGCGCTCATGCTCGACCTCGCCGGCGCGATACTTTGCTTCGATCTGTTCGTTGAAGTCTCGCCGGCGTGTGACCGCCTCGATCATCTCGCCGATGCCGTCGACGACTTCGGGGATCTTCGCAGCGAGTAGAGGCCATACGTCGGGCTGGTGGATTAGGTCGATGCGTTTCATGCGGCTGCTTTCTCGATCGGGATGTAGGTTGTGACGGGGACGAGATGATACACATCGCCTTGCGCGGTTGTCCCGGTGTCGCACTCGTCTGCTAGGGCGGTCGTGATCTTGGCGATCAGCGTGTGAACAACGGCGAGGTCGAAATCGACATTGTGCGTGTTGAAGGCGTCAAATGTCGATTCGTGGATGATGTTGGCGAGCTCTGCTCCGTCGCGGATTCTTGGCAGGTAGGCCGGCGTGATCGTGATTGTCGTCTTCACGGGCGCGGCTTGTCGAGCGCGAGGAACAGGATGACGAGCAGGATCAGGATCAGCGCGTCAGAGATCATCATCGTCGGCCTCGATGTGGTACTTCAACGATTCGAGTGCTTTTTGCGCGATAGATCCTGCCGGATGCGTTGGGAAGTAGGCGGCGATTGATCGTGCCGCGTGGTGCAGTTTGTCGTGGTTGCGGGATTGCGCGCGTGTCGCTTTCTGTTCTTTGAGGCGTCCTAGCTTGTATGCAGCGCGTTCTTCTGGTGTCGCGTTGGTTGGGTAGTCGTCGAGGCTCATCGTCGCCGCCAACGTTGGACGACCTCGCCGACAACTAGCGCCACGATCGCGGCGACCAGGGCGATGAGGACGGCAAGATTGAGTGTTTGATCAAGGTTCATCGGAGCGCGTCTGCCGGGTCGCCGGTGGTCCAGCCGATCGTGAACGAGCATTCCCACGCCGTATGTCCGTTTGTCGGGTACGTGCGCTCTGCCCATCGCCAAAGTTTCTCGGCAGCCCAGAGTTGCTGCGCGATTGAGGCCTGACTCATCAGCTCGATGTTGCGTGCGCTGTGCGGACGAAAGTCGGTCCAGTTCTGGCGCGTAAAGCCGAGGCCTCCGGGAAACGAGTGGTTGTAATTCTGCTTCCACGCGATGCTCTGAATGCGCTGCTTGTCAGTCTTGACATCGTGCCAGCTGATCCCGCGCTTGGGCTGCTCACACATTCCAATGCGGAGCCAAGTCCGAAAGTGGGGAGGATACCCGGCAAACGGGCTAGAGGATGCGGCATGAGGCGCAGGGCGGCTCGCGCCTTGCGCCAGGCTCGCGGAGTATAGGCCGATCAGGATGCAAGCGAGCGCCACGAAGACGCCGACGATGAAGCCGCGATCCCAGATGCGAGCCTCGCGCGCTTTGCGCCGATCCGCCTCGCGCTGGATGCCGATCTCGATGCCGACCGAGGTGGCGAGTTCACGATCACGCTTGGCGCGTTGGTCGCGTACGCGCCGGGTGTGCGCGTCGTACTCGGTGAAGGCGAACGCGATGGCGATCTCTTCGGTCTGCTTCGTGCGTGTCTTGCGGGTGGTCATGTAGATCCTTCCTCTTGTGGTGGTGGTGTTCTTCGGGCTGCGCCCGTAGTTTCCTGCAAGATGCATTACGCGCCAGAGTCGACGACTCGACAGAGCGCGCGTGCGATGCAGATCGCGTCGGCTTCGTCTTGGTCGTCGAGGTCGGGCAGGATCGTCTGCGCGTACGCCATCGGCGCTTCCTTGCCGCCTTGCTTGATCCCGATCAGCCGGCGCCACTCGGTCGGTTGCAAGCGGTGAACAAGGATCCACGGATAAGAGCGGAGGGCGAAGGCTTCGAGGTTGCCGATCGTGAGGGCGCCGAGGATCGCCTGACGCTTGAACCGGACGTAGGCTTCCTCTAGACCGACGCAGACGACGAGGCTGGAGTCTGTTACCCGATTGATCTCGGCCATTATGTGACGCCACGCTGCTTGCCGATTGCGAAGATCATCGCCGGTGTTGCTGACGTGCATCGTGCCGCTAGCAAGCAGCTCGCCGGTGTGAAGGATCATGACGGCGTACCCGATGCGGAGTGGACTGGCGTCCAGTCCGATGATGACGGTGTGAACGCCACCCGCTCCCACCAATGGATCATCTTGGAGGATGGGAGTGGGAGCGGGTGGCGAAACTGTCATACGGGCGCTTCGTCGACTTTGATCGTGCGACGTTTCGCCGGGATCATGGCTTCCAGCTGCTCGCGAATCTCGTCGGGAGCATCCTCGGCATACTGCCACGCCTTCTGCGGTGTGACATGAGCGACCAGGGGCGCTACGTTGTCAACGGCTTCCCACGGGATTACCCCGTCGGCCGCAGCCGCTTCGAGCAGTTCGCGAATCTGTGCGGACGCGATGCCAGACACGGAACCACGGCTGATTGTCTCCGACGCCTTGCCTTGCGCCGTCGTGATCGCGCCGCCTGTTCGGCGTACGCGGTCAGCGAGCTCGGCGTTGACACCCTGCTCGATGTTCCGCGCCAGCGTTCGGAGCCTTTGCGTAACAATCGACCAGATCACCAAGTCATCATCGGTGGCGAGCGTAACGTCGAGCAGCTCTCCATCCGAAGTAATGACGTGGCGGTTCTCTGCGATGTTCTGGAGCGCGCCGACGGTTAGACCGCCGACGCGCACCGCGACTTCATTCGCCACTAGAACGGGATATCGCTGTCGACGAGATCAGCCGTGACGGCTGCGACGCGTTCCGTGGTTGCAGCCTGCGCAACTTGCTGCTGGGTTGCCGGGATCGTCATCGGCGTGGTTGGGTTGAACGTGATCTGCCATCCCGACTTTCCGTTGGCTTCCCAGCGCCCGAGGTAGCAAGGTCCGATTGCGTCGGCACCCTGCGCGATTGCGTTCAGCACGTTGCGAGCCTGCGAGATGCGGGACGCGGACGCCTGGAAGGCCAGCATGGAAGGCTCCATGCCCTTTGCCTTGATCGTGAAGATCGTCTGGGGACCATAGGTTCCCTCGCGCTCTGCCACGGCATTGACCATGTAAAAAGCGGTCTGCGAGTTGTGCAGCGCCGCCTTGTCTTCGAGCGATAGGTACGGCTCGCCGCCTCCGCCGAGGATGTCCTCCGCACTAACGATATTTGCCATCATGATCTCCCTTGAGTTAGATGTTGGCTTGCGGCGTGTGCCGCGAGGTGGATAGTACGCCTCGGCATCCCCGACTGTCTATACCAGTTTGTCAATTGGACTTGACACCAAGATATTTATGCCTTATCTTTTGGACATGGCAACCGCCACCACCACACAGGAGATCACCACCATGAAGATCGTCACCCGCATCTACCTCGACGACAACGGTCGCTGCACTTGCGAGCAGCACGCTGGCGAGTACCTCGCCGCAAGCATCACCGCTAACCCATCCGCCCACATCCACACGACCCCGATCGGGACGTGGGAGCGAATGACCACCGATGACATCCGTCTAGACGGCTTCGACATCTCTTGTGATCGCTGCGACACGGATCACGCAGCATGAGCGCGACTCTGATCTATGTATCGTCTACGCGTAACCCAGCCGTTCAAGTCTGGGCGCTAGATCGTGGCGGCTATGTCGTCGTCGAGCGAGATAGACGACATGAGTTTGACTACCTTCCCGAAGCGCGTGCATATGCCTTTGCAAAGACTCGCACGATCAAAGCAGAGCGCAGCGTGAAAGCGTGACACCGCTCACCGTTGGAAGCACCTTCACGGGTGTCGGCGGTGCCGACCTTGGCTTCGAGCAGGCAGGCTTCACGATCAGCTGGCAATGCGAGTTGGATGCGTGGAAGCGAAGTGTTCTCGCAGCGCATTGGCCAGACGTTCAGATCTTCGACGACATCACGACCATGCTTGACCCGCCGCCCGTAGATATTCTGATTGGCGGCTTCCCATGCCAAGACCTCTCGGTCGCTGGCCAACGAAAGGGCTTCACCGGTGAACGATCCGTCCTCGCATTCGAGTTTCTCCGACTTGCAGAGTCTATTCGACCCCGCTGGCTTGTCTTGGAGAACGTACCCGGACTCCTTAGCAGCTCACAAGGCGCAGACTTCGCCCGACTCATCGACGAAGTGGTCGCGTGCGGGTACGGCGTGGCATGGCGGATTCTCGATGCCCGATACTTCGGCGTACCTCAAAGACGAAGGCGAGTGTTCATCGTTGCCCGTCGAACCGACGCTATCGTCGATTCTCCAGAGGCAAGTCGACTCGCGCTACGCGCTCTCCGCGAAAGCGGCAGCGGGGATATTGCGTCGGGCTGGCAAGCGTGGCAGGAAACTGCCCGAGGTGCTGGAGAAAGCATTGAAGGCAGTAGCAGCGTCGGAACCCACGGACGAACAGACGAAACCCAAACCGGCACGCTAACCCGGATGTACGCCGAACAATCAGGACAAGACTTCGGGGGGGGGGCTGGAGTCGTGACAACATCTACAACGCCACCGCAGCCTTCGGAGCCTGGACAGAAGACACAAAGGCAGGCGTCTTGAGCAAGCGCGACTACAAATCCACGAATCACCTCCTTGTGACTGACGGGGGGGGGCTTGCATTCCGCAAGTCCAGAAGGGCGCAAAGCATGAATGACGATGAGACATGGGTCGAAGGCGATTACGCCAATACGCTCAACTCGTTTGACGCGGGAGACGTTAGGACGACGCACGCCATCATCGGACAGACATTCCCAATCGACGACGGGCGCGACCTTGAGAAGCACCAGAACGGCACAAGCATCGGTGCTGCTGGTGATCCTGCGTACACGATCGATAGGCAACAACGCCCAGCGGTCGCGCATTTGATCCCGTTCGATACCAACTTCTCAAATCAACAAGCACCGGGTGGCAATACGGCCGCAACGCTCGACACGCGAGGGCAGCAGGGAGTCGCTGACCAGATGAGCGTCCGCCGTCTGACCCCGACGGAGTGCGAGCGGCTCATGGGTTGGCCTGACGAGTGGACGGCACCCGAAGGCGTGAAGGCGCCCGACTCGAAACGCTACGCAGCGTGTGGCGACGGTATCGTTGCGCCCGTCGCGTTCTGGATCGCAGACCGCATCCGCATGATCGAAGGAGAAGCATGAGAACCAAGATCCAAGCCGACCTCTACAAAGCAGCTGACGCGCTGCTCGATGCCGAGTATCTGGTGCAGGAGAAACGCCGGCAGCGAGATGATCTGATCCGCAAGGCAGCACCCGGCATGACGCTCCAGGCGATCGGCGACACGGTTGGTCTAACGCGCGCTGCGATCGGCCTGATCGTGAAGGTGGGCGCGCCGCCGTCCACCACCACGGGGACAAGCGACGCGCCCGCGGAGTGACGATAGCAGTCGGGCGGCGGGTACCATTTAGGTCAGGCGCCTACCCTCCCTCGGGCGACTCGCACCCGGCAGGATTCGCGTCCTGCCGGGTGTTCGCATTTTGTGTATGATCGACCAACAACCACCACTAGGGGAGAACGTAATGAGCAACCGTAGGCGCAAGCGAACAGGTCAGAATAAGATCGCGGCGAACCTGAAGGTGCGCTTGGACCGTGGCGCCGCGAAGCTGGCTGCGAAGTCGAAGCGTCGAGCGGCGAAGGCGGCAGCGTAATGCCTCGGTTGTCGCCAAGTCGCGTACTAATGATGGAGCTGGAGATCTGCCCGGACGAGTTGGCGGATCTGATCGGCTGTCAGCGTTATCGCGTGACGCGGTACACGACGGGCGACCGGCGCATCTTGAAGGGTGCGCGTAATCGGATCATCGCGCGCTGGGGTCCGCGCGCGCAGACGTTCCTCGACGCGATCGACTTAGCGCGTGGAGACACGACGATCTACGCGCCCTGGTCGAATGACGCCGGCGCAAAGTTTGGCGAGCGTAAGGGTGGCGAGCCGCCGCTCGTCAGCGTTCACGTATTCGACGACGGTACAGACGATTGTACGTACACGATCGCCGAATGGCGCGAACGCTTCGGCGCACCCGGCTCTCACGTCGACGTTCACGGGCGCCAGTTCGGCGCCTACGCGACCGAGGATTAGGCTTGGATAGTATCCGCCTGGGCGCTACTTTCCAATACCTAAGTCGCGCAACCTTGCGACGTGCGCCGGTAAGCGCGCCTTACTTCGCAGGTATGCGCGAGTCGCCCTAAGTCTTACGCAATACACGCTGGACGTGTAGAGCTCGCCTAGTCGAGCCACAGCACGTATTCGGCAGTCACTCGGCCAGCGCGCGGATCGACGAAGTGTAGGCGCTGCGATGGCTTGCCCTTCGCGGATACAAACTCGCGCGCGTATTCGCTGCCTGATTCGGTGCTGCCCGTCATAAAGACGCGGCCACCGTTCGGGATCTGGAATTGGCTGACGTGGTGATAGTGGCCTAGGTAGCAATCCTGCCACGCTTCCAGCACACCCGAGCTCCAGGCTGTAGCCTTGCGAATGATGCCGAAGGCCGGCGTGTTGCCGCCAAAACTTTTGATCTGGTCGCCGTGGACCAAGAGGAATCGGTACTCACCGATCTCGCCGATGGCGTACCAGTTGTCTGGCGCTTCCCACGCGAGGCGCGGATCGATCAGGCGCTCGCGGACGATGCGACCGACGACGCGATCCCAGTTGTCTGGCGTCTCACCTTTCTGTCCGATCCTGCCGTGGTTGCCGCGTACTTCATGCACGACGACGCGCTCGAAGTTCTCCAGCAACGTCAGCAGGACGGATTCGATCAGGGTGGCGGCTGCGAAGACTTGCATCGTCGCGGACGAATCCACCTCGAAGGGTTGCATCTTGAAGATGGTGACGTTCTCGATCAGGTCGCCACCGAGCATGACGTGAATCTCGTCGACCGGGTGCGCTGCGCGTTGGATCTCCGTCAGCCGTAGCACTTTGTCTACAGTCACCATCACGCGCTTGCGGCAGACCTCGGTGTCGTAGGATTCGGTCTGCTTGCCTAACTGCCAATCCGTCAGGTGGAGCAGGGCGACTTCGCCGCCTGGTCGCTTGTCGCGCTTCGGCGCCTTGACTGCCTTGCCGCGACCGGCGATGCTCGACGACTCTAGCGCGGCACGCTCAACGGCTGCGACGAGATCCGCAGACTTGCCTTTCGCGCGTGCGAGTTGGCGCTGCAAATGCGCGCACGTTTGCGCTAGTTCGTCACACCGCACTTCGAGCGCGAGCTCGTGGCCTAGCCCCGACATTGACACGACCCGTGACGATGGTTGGCGACCTGCTTGCCGTTAGGCGCGACCGGATAGCCACGGTTGACCAGCACGCGCGTGATCGCAGTATGAGTCATCGCCGCGTCGTCGAGTGCTTCCTGTAGTTCGCGTGCGTCCTCGATTGGTAGATCGTCGAGGATGTCCGCGATCACGCATGGTCGGTGTCGCGACTTTGTTGCCGCGCCGATCTCGTCTAACAAGCCCATACCGAAACCCTCCCGGTTGTGTCCGTCCGTTATTGTACGCGTACCGCCGCGCGGATGACGGTCAGGCTACGCGTGCGGATCGCGACGCAGCCACCATTCGACTGACTACCCGAGTCGTCGTAAGACGTATTGGCCTCCACGGTCACGACCGAGTTCTTGCCGGGTCGCCACGTCTTTCCGCCAGCCTTGACGACTTGACCAGGCTTCCCGAGGGCGATGCCGATATGGTCGACCTCGGTGCCGTTCGAGCCGCCGAAGTCGAACAGGAGCGCGGTGCCTTTGACGATCGTCGTCTTTGATTGGGTAGCCAAGCCGTAAGCGCCACGCTCGGCGACTGCGCGGATCTCTGGCGTGTAGAGCGCGTTGTATTTGCCCTCACGTAGCCCGTACTTGGCGGCTGTCGAGCCTTCGCAGAGGAAGGCAGCAAACATCGCATACGCGCACCAGGCGTATCCCATCTGGTAATAGTAGGCGGCGAGCTTGAGATCCTTACCGAGCATCGACAGCTGCGGCACGACGTTCGATCCGGCAGGCTTCTCCGACCAGCGCGCTACGTACCAACCAACCATGCGGTCAGCGGCACGCTCGCCGAGGGTCAGCGACGGCAGCGGCTTCCGCTTACGCGCCGCGACACGGGCGCGCATCGCGACGGTCGGCTTCGTCTTGCCACTCATGTACGCCTGTAAGGTGGCGTCGTACGTCCCTGCGGTGTCTGCATAGCCCAGCAGGTACTTAGCCCTCTTGGCTGCGTTCGCCGTCACGGGGCCGTAAATGCCGTCTACGGCGGTCTTGGCTAGCACGCCATACTTGACGAGGTGCTCCTGCGCGAGCGCGACGCCGGTACCTTCGGTCAGCGGCGAGGTCAGGCGGAGGATCTTCACGACCGGGCGGGATCGGTAACGAAGTACCCGGCAGCCGCGACGAGAATGGTAATGATGGCGCCTTGGACGACGGTCGGGATCTCGACGCCGGCGAGACTAGCGCCCCAGACGATGATGGTGACGAGCGCGGCAGCAAGAGCGGCGGCGGTGACTTTCGGCGAGATATGCAAGATGTTCCCCTTAGAGCAGATTCGTGACAACAGCACTAATGATACCCGTCACGGATGCGATACCGGCGATATAGGCCAGCGTTGCCCTGCGCGTCATCGTGCGCTGATCCTCGCGCGCATCGACCTCGGCGCTGTGAACCTCTAGCGTCCGCAGCCTGCCGTTGAGGTCAGCCCGGTACTGGACGACCTCGATACGGAGGGATTCCATCGCCCGATACAACCGCTCGACTTCAGCATCAGACATGACCGTAGTGTAATGGACTTAGTGGCAAGGTTCACCTACTGGCAGCCGGCGACGTCGCGACGGCTGCCGCTTGGAATGTGTTGACCAATGATGTGATTGCGCTTCGTGAGGCTTCGACGTATATTGCTACCCAAACGCGGGCTACTTCATACTCGGCTACTTCGACTACGGTTGCTGGTGCGGCTGATGTGTTTGCATCTGATCTTACTTTTACCGCAGTAAGCGGGAAACTATACGCTTTTGAGTTGACAGCAGGGCATTTGCTGAATGGAAGCACAAGCGCCAACGTTGATGTTCATCTAGTAAATGGAGCGGGGACTAGTCTCGGCACTATGGCGTTTCTCAGAAGCGGTGCTGGTGCTATATGGGTACCTCTCAATCTGAAACATCTCTACGCAGCGGGATCGGGAAGCGTATCGTTCAACATACGAGTAGTCTCAAGTACGTCGGATGGCACACTTGATCCCGGCGGTTTCCTGACTCGTCTTGCCGTCTACGGACCAATCGACTAACCTAGCGTCTCCCGCCGGGTTGCTTGCGACTCGACACGATTCCCCAACTTCCCGAGCGTGACGGGTTAGGCGGGTACTTCCATCACGGTGATTGTGCTGGACGCAGCGTAGGCGGTGTCACCGGATCGCCTGTTTAGATATAGGGTTCCTGCCGTTGTGAGCCATTGTAGTTTGTAGGTTGTTGCGGTTGTTGCTGCTGGTGTGTCTAGGAAGGTGTTGCTCATGTGCATGAGCGTTTGGTTTGGTGTTGCGTATGCGCCCGTTGCAAACATTCCGTTGTTTGCTGTTGTGCCACCGGTACCAGCTCCGATAGTTGTCGATCCTCTGACTAGGCGAATAACAGCGTCGCCCGTTGTAGATCCGAAGTATGCGCTGAACGTGACGAGGATGAGGCTAGTGGCGGATGATGGTGTGATGTTGACAGTTAGTCCGGTGATGTCGCCGAAGGTTGCGGATGTCGTGGTTTGTGTGATGTTCGTGACGGTGGTGCTTTTGACGTTGACGAGTACGGCTCGCGTATCAATCACATCATTGGTCAACACATTCCAAGCGGCAGCCGTCGCGACGTCGCCGGCTGCAACGGTTCCAGGTTGTATATACGCCATGAGTCTATTCTACCTGCCTCTAGAGTCCGAATGTCGACGTGCCAATAATACTAAACGGGTACTGCGCCGCAACTGCCGTGCCACTCGTCACGGTACCGTCAGCCCAGACCATCGCAGCCGTGTCCGTCGACGCCAGCGAGAACGTGACCTTGTGCGACATCGGGCGGATGTCGTTACGGATGCCGATGATCTGCACGTTCTTCGAGATCCGATCGCCGATCCGATTCGGCTGGTACTCCAGCAGGATGATGTCTGCGATCTCTAGCGCCAGCACTTTCGTCTGGTCAGCGGTGCCGAGTCCGGCGAGCTCGACGCCCATCGTGTCGAAGCGCAGGTCTGGCTCGTCATATTTGGCTACTAGGTACTTCGCGAGCGCGAGAGCATTCGGATCGGTATCGATCAGCAGCCCGTTGTAGTCGAGCGAAGTGATGCCGTACTCACTCTGCGACGCTGATCCCGCAGCCGTCTGGATCGCGGTGCCGCCAAGCCGCGCGATGCTCACGCGGTTATACAAGAGCTCGGTGCCATAGGACACGGTAATGTCGGTGTACGGGATCGTCGTGCCGCCAGCATCCGAGAACGTGACGGTGCCGATGGTCGCCCCTGCGTTCCGATTCTTGAAGGTGACAGCGTTGGCCTTCGACATGAACAACTGACCAGGCTCGGACGCCTCGATCAGCTGCAAGTAACCGAGCGCATCCGTGCCAGCATCAACGACGTCGGCGAGTAGCGTCTGCGCGCCCGTGTCAATATTGCGAAGCGCGGCAGGCCAATCGATCTCGCTGCGGTTCAAGATCGCGTTGATACGTGCGCCAGACGTTTGACTCGTCGCCGTGTGCGCTGCGATCTGCTGACCACCGAACGTGATGAATCCGTCAGCGGCAACCGCGCCAGCCGTCGACTCGCCCGAGATGTTGTAATCCAAGCCCCAGTCCTCGATGATCCCGGTGAATTGCACGGCAGTCGACGCGGCGATGATCGTCGAGATCTTCAGGTTCCGCCGCGGCTTGATATCCGGGTAGTAGGGGCTGGCTTCGTAGAACGGATCAAACGCGCGATCCTGATTGTTGAAGGTGATGTTGGCGACGCCGGTCTGGTAACGATCCAACTCGCGCGACCTGCCGCGCGTGATCGACACCGAACGCACTCGATCCGTCACGTCATAGTCCAGCGTCCCGCCGAAACGGTATTCGGTATTGTCGAAGATGCTCTGCGGATTCGCAGCTATAGCCGCTGGCGTATTCGTCGCCGTCCCGTCAGCCCAGAGAAAGAACGGACCACCTTGGCTCGACGTGTCAAACCCGATCTGGACTAGCAGGCTCGGCGTAGCCAACCTAGTTCTTCCTTAGGCTGCGGGTCTGCGTTCCACCGTTCGTCGAGACACCAGCCGATGTGGCTTGGATCTGCGGACCAGCGAAGACCTGCCCGTTGCGCTTCTCAAACTTCTTGATCGACTCGACGATGACGCGACCAAGCTCGTCAGGGTTCGTGCCTAGCCCCGCCTGAATGTTCAGCACGTAAGTCGTGTTACCTCCGCCACCACCGAGCGCGTCCCGCATGATCCCCATAGCCTCACTCGACCCGAGCGGAATGACCGCCTCGCGCCCAGCCTCGCCAGCCGTAAAGACTTGCTTCTTCAAGATGCCGCCCTGCGCCAATCCAAACGTTTCACGCTTCGGGGGCTTGTTCTTCTCATCGTAAAGGCGCATGATCTCTTGGATCTCAGCACGCTCGCCCGGATCAATACGCCGACCAGCACGACTAGCCTCAGTCCTACGCGCGTCCTCTGCACGCTTCAACCGATCTGCTCGGTCAGCCTTATACTTGCGAACCGCCTCATCGTAGTTATCCTGCCTATCCTGCTGCACGCCGCTTTGAGCAGCCGCGACGCCAGTACCAGCGGGAGCCTGGACACCAGCAACACCGCTCTGGATACTCTGAACCTCAGCTACTAGGCTGGCGATCGCGCCCTTGAAGCCGGCGACGAATGCGATGCCGAGACTGTCGCCGAAGTCTTGCCCGATGATGGCGTTCAGATCCGCTGCAAACTGTTGCGCGCCGATCGTGCCATTGTTGAAGGATTGAATCAGGTCGTCGATCTTCTGCTGATTGGCATCTTGCGTTGCCTTGACTTCCGCGTCAAGCCGGTCGGCGGTCTGGTTGTCGATGTAATCGTTCAGCTCGCGCGTAGCCGTTGCCCGATCCTCGTCCGTCGCAGCCATCGCGACCGCCTCGGTCAGCCGTGCCTTCTCGCGCGCATCAGCCTCGGCTTTCAACCGCTTACGAATATCCGCCGCCTCTTTCGACTTGCCGCTTGCAGCGCCGATGCGCTCCAAGAATCCGCCGATCTCCGAGCCAAGCCCGGAAAGGCTAGCGCGCGCCGAAGAGATCGCATCCCTGATCGGGTCAACGAGGATGATGTCAAACGACGCCTTGAATACTTTGCCCTTGCGCCCCAGTCCTTTGGCCGCGTCGATTACTGTCCGAGAAAAGAATGCGTTCAGCCTACTCGGCAACGGCAGTAGTTCGTCGAAGATGCCAGCGATCAATTCCATCGCTAGGGTGGTGCCGCTGATCCGAAACGTAAACTTCAGCACCTCAAACGCCTTGCTGAAAATGTCAGACAGCGACGTGCCGACACTCTTACGACCCTCCGATGTAAGCGTGGAAACTAGCGCCTTGACAAGATCGCGACCAGCCTGCCTCGCCCTAGGCTCCAAGTTGTCGAAGAACCGATCAAACTGTTCCCGGCCGGCGATCGTGAAGGTGATTGTGCCGGTCGTGTTGACCGAGGTCTTGGAAGTCGTCCACCACTCGTACAGGTTCCGAAACTCACGACCAGCCGCATCGCGCAACTTCTCGATCACGAAGCGCACCTTGCCCTCGAACGTCGGGCGCGCAGAAAACTGGCGCACGAAGTCGAGCAGCGACTTCGTGGCACGCGACAGGTACGGGATAAACACCGTGACCAGTTCGGCCGCGGTATTGCTAAACGTCTGCTTCAGAATGTTCAGCTGACCCGGTAGCGTCTGACCTGCCGCCTTCGCACTCCCAGCAAACTGGACTTCCAGTTCCTTCAGGATCATCTTCTGCGCGCCGATGACGTTGCCAGAATCGACGAGCGCCTTGATCGTGTCCTTCTGCGAAGCCGTAAACTGGACCCCAGCCTTGGACAACGCGCCGACGCCCTTGACGGGATCGTTCAGCGCCTTACCGACCAAGATCGCAGACGAGCTCAGATCCTTACCCATCGCCACGGACAGGTCGAGCATCGCCACGGTAGCCTGGTCAAAGATCTTATTACCAGCCCCCGTCTCGTTGCGGATTTTGGTGAACGTCAACAATAAGTTTTGGCCGGATTGGATCGCTTCGTCATCGACGCCACTCAACTTCATCAGGCTTTCCGACATCGTGCCGATCTGCTTACTCGTCACATTCGCCGCGCCACCCGTCGACTTCAGCACCGCGCCAGTCTGCGCCAATACCTTCTGCGCGCCCATAAACTCGTCGATCCCGATCTTCAGCGTCGCGACCAAGCCACCGAGGGCAGCTGCCCCGCCAACCAGCGCAGCCATCTTGCCAAACTTGCGGAGACCGCTAGTGCCTTGATTGAGTCCGCGAACCAGTCCCGACGTGTCGGCAATGATGGGAACGATGAGAGCCATACCAACAGTCTAACAGCCAAGACGTAGGCAACTTGTGCGCCCAAACTTTGTATAGCGGACTTGACGAGTGGTGCTTTTGGCGGTATCTTTATCGCATGGCAACCACCACACCCCAGGAGTAGACAATGAGCAGCATGAGTAACCTCGCAATTCGCTACGACGAGATCAAAGCGACCCGCCCCACCGTCGCGCAGATCAAAGCAATGATAAAGACGACGACTGACCTAGACGAGTTGTATGTCTTGGAGTCAGTCATGCAAGACATCGCGGACGAACAGCCCGTCGATATGGGCGCCGAGTATCTAGCAAACGGCTGGACGATCATCGGCGTCGGCGGCGACAAGCGACCCGTCGGATCGTGGCGCGTTGGTGGCTGGAACCGAATTAGCCCGACGAGTTCGCGGAAAAAAGTCTCCAGCAAAAGTGCTGGCGTCGGAATCGTCACGGGTCCCAGCGGTCTAGTCATCATCGACCTCGATACTCACGAAGCGATGAGCGAATGGGTCGATCGCTTCGGCGCGATCACCACGCGCACCGCACACACGCCACGCGGTCTGCACATCTACTACACGTCACCCGAGGCAAGCAGCCTGAAGCCGCGGACCAACGTCCTGCCTAACATCGACGTGCGAGCCGGAGAGTCTTACGTCGTCGCACCGGGCAGCACTCTCGACGGTGGCAGCTATGCGTGGGGAAACGATAATCCAATTGAGGATCTACCAGCCGACGTGTTGCGCCTGATCCGCTAGATACGCTGCTGCATTCGTAGGTTCACGATGCGCGAAGTGCGGTCAATGCTCAGACGAAAGTTCATCTCAATCTCAGAACGACGCGCAACGACAGACGGCCACAAGCCACGCTGCGCTTCGTAACCACCACTCGACCTAGTGAGCGCTTCATCGAAAGCGATACCACGCTGCCGAGGTGGCTTATACTTGCCGCGCGATCCTGCCTGATCCCAGATCGCGCCGCCGGCATTAGATTGGGTCAGATTGATACTTGCGTAAGAACCAGTCATACCCTTGACGCGCTTAGCTGCGCGGACACTAACCTTCAGCCCCCGGATCGCACGGGCGCGAGAATAACCAGTCCGCCCTTTTGATCCCCAATGACTTGCCGCGACCTCTGGCATCCGTGCTGCGGTCGCAGCAAAAATAGGCTGCGCCTGCTTCGTCAGATCCTTCTTCAGCTCCTTGACGAGATCAGGGTTGAACTTCCGCAGCTCGCGGAGCGTCTTCTGCAAACCCTTCACTTCGCCCGCTCTAGCCATACGTTCAGTCTACCGGTTGCTGTGAACGCTTCGCCAACGAATATAGCCGAGCATCGTCCAGAGCATTCGCTCCGTCTCCAGCATCAGCACGCTAGGCGCTATTCCGGTTTCGACGGCAAGACTGGCGACGAGCCAATGGCTGCTGGACTCTCCGAGAGCTCTAAAGGGACTTCCTCGGCCCCTTCAATCTCATCCAGCGTGGCGACCCAATCCATGAACTCCAACGTGGTCGCGCCCGTGCGCTTCTGCGAATGCCAAGCCAGCCACACGAAGTCGCGAGCAAAGATCGAATCGCCACCCATCGTCGAGGACGGTCGCTCGAAGCGATCCTCCCACGCCACGATATCGACCAGCGCGGCACGGACAACAATGCTGTCCTTGCCTGTCTCTTTGATCTTGAATTGTAGTTCCATGTCCAGCCCTCCCTGGGCGTAGAGGTTACGCGATCAGACTAAGCGACGGCCTTTGTGACCGTCCCGCTCACCGGAAATGCCACGTCGACCACGGCCAACTCTCCCACAGCCCCGTTTACAGGACTCCACGAGTTCACCAAAATTGTGGCCGAGTAGCTAGGCGAAGCCGTCGAAACAGCCGTGCCGTTTGGCTTGACAACGATGCTCGTCGTGCTGCCGATCAAAGGATAGACGAGACCTTCAATAGCACTAAAATCTTGGTGCATTGAAAGGGAGATCGTCGTGTCGAGCAGGCCGCCAACTCGGGTCTTTCCGTTGCCTGGACCGAATGCCGTCGTATCAATTTCATCGACCGTGGTCTCAATCTGAACGCTGGCGACATTCGCCGAAACGTCGGTGCCAGCGAGAACGATGTTCGCGTTAGTGAGAACGAGCTTAGCCATATTGGGTTACTCCTCCTCGGAGCCGGACACGTCGGGTTGTGACTTCATTGTAGACGACGATTCTGGCGCTTTGACAATCACGCGCCCAGACTCGATCATCACGTCCAAGCGATCCACGTCGGACGCCTTGACCTCTTGCCCCTCGGTCTTGCCGGCAACAATGAAGCCGGGTGCCACGATAAACTTTGCCATCGTCAAACTCCTTAGGTGTAGACCAGTACGCGGAAATCAACTGACAGATACAGCGTGTCGTTGCCGTCAATCGTGCCGATCGTGCCAGCCGACTCCACGATGCACGTCTGCACGACGCCGCCAAGCGTGGTATCCGCTTCGATTGCGGCACGAATGCCACCCGAGCCGTAGCCGAGGTAAGTGTCGAGCAGATCCTCGGCAGCGCGCTCAGACGCGCGACCAACTACGACTGTCAGCGTGTACGTCTGAAGTATGGAACCGGCCCCCATAGCGCCGTGATAGTCAATCGACTGGAGCGAGGGGAAAGCGAAGGGTGCGTTGAGATTGTCGGGCTGCCGGTCATACGTGCGTAGTCCCGTGATCGTTGCGGCAGCTGTGGCGAGTGCCGTCTTGACTTGCCCGACGGTAGCCGTCATCGGAACAGACGCATCTTCTTGTATGGCTCGACGAGCATCTGAACGTCGGGATCTAGGAACCGGCTGACGCGTACCACGCCGAAGTCTCCGAAGCCGGCGACACCGAGTGGCGAGTCGTAACGCTTGAAGTGACGCGCTGCCTGGAGGATCGTCGCCTGCACAATTGCTACTGGAACCGCTGGCCATCCCCAGACGCCGGTGATCTTTACGAGCGCCTGCTCGCCAAAGTTGGCGGAGACCATTGGGAACGCGTAGTCGCCGACTGCGCGAATGCGATCGTACGCCCACGGGATGCCGTCGAGATTGCCGTTCAGCGGTTCGAGCTGGTAGTCAGTCACCGCGAAGGTAACGTCGAAGATGCCGTCTGCCTGCGTCGAGGTCTGGATCGTAATTGCGGTTCCAGCGAGATCGTCCACGGGACAGTAGAGCGGATCGGGTGCCGTGAATAGTCGCGTAGCCGTGCCGACCGAGTAAAAGTTCCGCAGCGTATACCCGTCAATCAGACGCGATGCTGCTTCGACACTACCCTCAATCAGCGTGTCGTCGGTGTTGTCGGTAATACGCAGCGCAGCCTTGACTTGTGCGAGCGTGCAGTAGCCATTGGTGATCGCCATGCCTATATTCTACAGCGCCGCAGATAGGTTCTCGCCGTGGAAGCGATAGACCCACGTCACGAACGGAACGCACACGAAGCGAGCGCCGGCGTCGAGGGCGCGTATCCAGAAATCCCAATCCTCAAATCCGTGCGCCGCGTCCGTCCGCCAGCCGAGCTCGCTGCATAGTTCGGTGCGGATCAGCGTGGTTGCGGGGATGTAGTTGCCAGCGCGTAGCCTGTCCGCGTCGAAGGGTGCCGAAGGATTCCAACCACCTCGCCCAGTCACTTCGCAGTAGGAATACACCACGTCGGCATCAGTATGCCCGGCGAGCAACTCTAGATGACGCGGCAGCATCAGATCATCATCGGCAATCTGCGCGACCCACTCCGCACCAGTCTCGATGGCAGCCGGTAGCATCGAGTTGAGGCAGGCTGCTGGACCGATTCGCTGATAGTCCAGGTGGATGATGTGGGCGACGGGCTGGAGTGTTTGCGCCATGACTGACGCGACGCACTCGGATCGAAGATCAACGCGGCTCGGCAGGCTCGGTGTGACGACAACTACGCCCATAACCGCCGCGTGCCTGCCTGCCGATCCCTCAACCCAGCCCAACGCTCCCAGACGGACTCGGATAGAACGCTTGCAGAATACTCCGCCGGCAGACTACGATCCTTGCTGGTGTTCGATCCGAGCAGCCGGGTCGGAGATCCCGCCACCTTTGCAAACGGATCAACATCCTTGACGACGCTGGAGTTCAATCCGACCATTGCCCTCTCGCCAATGATGATCCACGGATGCGTCACGACGCCCTGCCCGAAGGTTGCCTCGTCATCGATGATCGTGAAGCCCCCGAGGATGCTGAAGCTTCCCATCGTGACACCGCGTCCAAGTTGCGAATCGTGAGCAATATGCGCGCCAGCCATAAGCAGCGAATCAGCACCGACGATCGTTGGGCGCACGATGCCCTGGTGGATCTGGACAAACTCTCGGATGCACGCACCATCGCCAATCGTTACGCCCTCGGCGCGATGCTTGGAGTCGAGCGAGCAGGGATACGATCCGCGATGCTGCGCCGGCGCCCCAATCACCGCATACGAACCAACGTAGACGCGATCGCCAATCGTCAACGGTCCCGTCAGGATCGCCGTGTCGGCAATCTCACAGCCTTCGCCGATCGTAACCGCGCCGTGTGTCTCGTCGATAATCATGCCGCCCCCGGATCATGGGGGGATTCAATGCGGACGATATTGGGAACGATGGTGGTATGTAGGGTCTCGCTGGCAGCGTGCAGAGGCTCATCCATTCGATCACCACGCCGCCGAGGCATACCTACCCGCACGCGATCGGGATAGAGCACACGGGCAATTGAGAACATATCTCGCGGCGATCCAGGAGCGACCGCATATCTCCCCGAAGGTAGCACCGCGGCCCAGAGCAGGAGTGCTAGAGCCTCGTTGAGCGAAACAAAGTAGCGCTCGCACATTGTCACCGGGATCGGATCGGTCTCTGGCAGCGCCTTCCATATCTCAAACACGTTGCCGGACGACTCGGGTACGTTGTAAAAACGCGCCACGCTGCCGCCGGCGTTGAGGGTTATGCGCTCAGCAACTAGCTTAGTTGCCCCATATGCCGTTTCCGGGTCGCACGATTTGCATGTGCTGGCGGTGATTACGCGCGCGCTGGTCGAGCGGACTACATTCGCGGTGCCAGTGATGTTTATGGTTGCTGCGTCGAGTGGGTCGATCTCTCCGTCTGGCGCGTGCTTGGCACCCGCAAGGTGGAATACCAGCGTGGGCTTGACCCGCGCCATCACATCGTCGAGCATCGTGCGGTTCGTCACGTCACAATCGCCGATGTCTGTTCCGATCGTAGACACACCGCAATCATTGAGCAGCATGGTGATCGCCGATCCGATGCTGCCATCCGCCCCGGTGACAAGTACGCGGTGCCTTTGCAACTCATGCAGCGGAGTATCTATCTCTGGTGGATGCTCTGGCCGTCCGAGGATCGCTTCGATATTTGGGAAAGTGGTCACTCGCCGCGGCCGTTATGCCATGAGTTCGCGAGCCTCGTCGATAACCGCCAGTCAGCATCGCGCGGCAACTCGTTATCGGCAAGACCGTCCCAGCGTTCCTCAAAGTAACCGGCGTTCGCTGCGTGTGTTCGCGCATTGTGCGCCTTCAGATGCGGGGACGCTTCGATGGTGCTGGAGTTGTCGTGCTGAACGTGAGCCGACGATCCGGCGAAGCCGATGCCGCAGACTTGCGCGCGTCGCTGCCAGTCCATGTCTTCGCAGTACGCTGGGTAGAATCGCTCGCAGAACAAGCCGACCTCGGCAATGGCTCGGCTGCTGATCCAAGTGCAGCACCATCGAGGGTTGCCGGCTTGGAGAACGTCTACTCCGTCAGTCTCGCCGGCGAACACCGAGAACCCGCCATCCGTGAAGTACGCGTCCGAGTTCAGCAGCAACCAGCCGTCCGATTCTGGTGTCGCCTTTATCCCTAGATTCCAACTCGTCGCAACGCCGAGGTTTGACGGCATCGTCAGCAGATACGTCTTATCAATGCCTTCCATCTGCCCTTCGGTCTGCCACATTCGTAGATCATCGTCACCGATTCCATCGCCATTGTCGATAATGATTAGCCGCTCGACTTCGCCGAGGCTGCCGATCGCACGCTCCAGCAGGTCGTACCGGTTCAAGACCGGGATGATGACGGTCGCTAGTCGGCTCATGCCGCGGCTGGATCCCACGCGGCAAGCTGCTCCAACGCGGGACGCCAATAGTTTGCGTAGACAACATCCGCATCGTAGTCGGCAGCGAAGTCGACCGCCTGCTGGCTCGGTCCGCGCTCGGCAGCGTACGCTTCCTCTAGCGCGTCAACGATGCGCGGGATCATTGGGGTGGCGAACCACGCGTCTTGGTACGGGTCCCAGAGCGGCTGTACCTCGACCGCCCATCCATCGCCAACCAATTCCGATTGGGCTGTCCAGTCAGAAACTATCACTCTTGTGCCACAGGCCTGCGCCTCGACTACAGGCACACCGAAGCCCTCGCCAGCCGATGTAGCCAGCAACACGTCGGCGGCGCTGTAGAGCGACGCTAGCGCCTGCTGTGGCAGGTTCATCCGATAGAGGTACTGGTCGACAAAGCAGACCTGATTCTCCGGGATACCGCACCCGCGAATCAGGGCGCGCAAGTCTACGCCAGTCGCAATCGCCGACGCCTCGGTGTGAAGGTAAAGGATCGCATCAGGATGATTGGCGGCGAAGATTGAGAACGCCAACAGGTTCTCGCCGAAGCACTTGCGGACTGGCGTCCTGCCCTTATTCGCGGAGTTCATCATCACCACGAAGCGATCAGACTTGACGCCCATCAGTTCATGACCCGTGACAAGGGTGCCATCCGCATCGGCGAATGATGGTGTCGGCTTGAAGACCGGCTCGACAGCGTGCGGAACATAGATCGACTCGATGCCATCGTCCGCCATCATCCGCTCGGCAAATCGGCTCATCGCGATCGGCTTGACGTTCGGACGCTTCAACCATTGCAGCACCTTCGGCGGTGCTGGCTGGTGATCGATTGGCGCCCACGCGGCGATCTTCGGGATCTGCTTTATGCCCGGATTCTCTAGCGCCCACACGTCAAACAAGATCACGACCAGGCTGGGGAGCTCGGTCCCGTGCGCCCAATGCTGCGCGTGCGCGTTCAAGATATCATCGCTATAACCGGAGATCCCGCATGGATACAGCTTTACCCCACCATTCCAAGTAGTCTCCGCGCCCTGCAAGCCATAGTTGCACGCGATTGCTACTTCGTGCTGATCGCGCGTTAGGCGCTGAACAACCTGCGCCGTCTGGACGCCGTAGCCTGTAGCAGAAAATGGAGCGTTCGAGGCCCAAAGCACGCGCTGCCGCGTCACGCCCTCGGCTTGTGGTGGTGCTGGTGGCTTTGTGTGCTTCGCCTGTTGGCGTCGCGTCGCGCGATTCGACATACTCCCCCGTCCAAAAAAAATAGTGGCTACCCGACAAACGATCTGCCGGGTAGCCACCATTCTACCTATCGATCAGGATGCGCCACCGATGAAGTGGTTGACGTGACTGACCTGCGGCAAGTTGCCGTCCACGCGAAGGATCGTGCGGAGCGTGACCAGATCCGTCGAGAACGCGAAGTCACTCGAAGAATCGACACGAATGCCGCCGACCTGACGAACGTAGTAGCTGGGAAGATGACCAAAGATGACGCTCTTGGCCGCAGTACCGGCATCAGCCATTGCTGGGTTCTCGTAGAGCGGGAAGCCGAGCAGCGTGTCGGGGGTGTTCTCATTGAGGCGAGGCGCGAAAACGTAATTCCCGGCCG